AGCTAGTGAATCAGCTTCGTCTGCTACTGCTGCTGCCGCTAGTGCTGTTGCCGCTGCTGCTTCTGCTGATGCTTTTGATGATATTTATTTAGGAGCTAAATCATCTGATCCTACAGTAGATAATGATGGAGATGCCTTGAATGCTGGTGATTTATACTTTAATACTACAAGTAATGTACTTAAATATTATGATGGATCTGCTTGGAACGCTATTGTGGCTGTTGATACCAGTGGATTTGCAACGAAAGGATTCGCGACAGCTATGTCTATCGCGTTATAAAGGAGAAATAGATGGCACAAGACTTTGAAAGAAATTTTGCAAGCTCAATATCAAATAACTCTAGTTCACCAACTACATTAGTTACATCTAATAGTGATGATGCAATAGTATCTATTAGATGTGTTAATAAACATACAGCTTCAATTAATGTAACTGTATTAATTAGTTCTGGTGGAACAGATTATTTTGTTATTAAAGATGGGCCTGTACCTGTAGGTGGTTCTTTAGAACTTATAGATTCTGGGAGTAAAATTGTCATACAAAATGGTGATGTACTAAAGGCATATGCTGATACAGCAAGTGCTGGTGACGTACTAACATCATTTGTAGACGCAATTAGTACATAATGGCTTATATTGGAAATACACCAGCAGATAAATTCCAAACTCTACAGAAACAGAGTTTTACTACATCTGCTACTGACACCTATACGCTAAGTTATGCAGTAACAAATCCTCAAGATTTGGCTCTGTTCATTAACAATGTCAGGCAAAATCCGAATAATGCATATACTGTATCAGGTACAACACTAACTCTATCCTCTGCAATAAGTGGTTCAGATACTATGTATGCAGTGTTCTTAGGTAAAGCAGTAGAAACTGTAGCACCAGCTACAGGCTCTGTTACCTTAAATATGTTATCTGCTACAGGCACAAAAGATAATTCAACTTTCTTACGAGGTGATAATACTTTTGCAGAAGCTGGTGGTGGAAAAATTGGTCAAGTAGTTCAAGATGTAAAAACAGATACTTTTACAACTACAGCTGCTGCAAGTTCTCCCGCTTCTATAACAGGATTATCAGCTTCAATTACACCTACAGCTACTTCTTCTAAAATTTTAGTAATGGTTAATATTGGTTTTGTAGGTCAAAATGGTGGTCATCATATGAGCTTTTTTTTAAAAAGAGGAAGTACTAATATCCATATAGGTGATGCTGCAAGTAATAGACCTAGAGCAACTTTTGGTACTGGTGAAAATGGTATTTCCTATGTTGGTAAAGCGTTAAGCACGGCTTTTGTTGATAGTCCTTCATCTACGAGCGAACAAACTTATACCGTATCAGTAGGAGGAAATGGCTCTACAACTATTTACATCAATAGGTCTGCTCAAGATGCTGATGGTACAAATGAAGAAGGAAGATTTGCAAGTAGTATTATTTTACAGGAGGTACTAGCATAATGGCTATAACTAAAATACAAGCAGAGAGTATGAACCTTGCAGATACTTATGCTTTTACAGGAACAGTAAGTGGTGCTGGTGGTGGTAAGGTTGGTCAAGTAATCCAAACAGTTAAAAAAGATACATTTAGTGGAAGTCCAAGTTCTTTTTCAGATATAACTGGTATGAGTGTGTCTATAACACCTTCAGCTACATCTTCAAAAATACTTGTAACAGCACAAATAAGCTATGGTGGTTCACAAAATACTTATGGTCATATTAGAATTTTAAGAGATTCTACTAGTATTTGCGTAGGAGATGCTGGTGAGTCTAGTCAAACTAGAGCTACTTTTCCTACTTCAACATCTAGTGAACCAGACCAATATAAATGTTATAATGCTGTTTTAGAACATTTAGACAGTCCATCAAGTACATCATCTTTAACCTATAAATTACAGCTATATGTTCATGGTGATCCTGTCGTTTATATTAATAGACCAGAAAATAATAATAATGTTGATTATATTGGAAGATACACTTCATCAATAACAGTCGTAGAGGTACTAGCATAATGGCATACATAGGTAGAGATATATCAAGTGTTTCCGATAGAGTCGTACTCGATAATATTACAGCAAGTGCTACAGCTACATATAACCTATTAATAAATAGTGTTGCGTATGTACCTAGTAGTGCAGAGAGTCTCACTGTGAGCCTCAATGGAATCATTCAGAAACCACAAAGCTCTTACTCAGTATCAGGTAGTACGATTGTATTTGATTCAGCATTAACTTCTTCAGACTCTATAGATTTTATTCTTGCAGAAAGAGCAATCACCTTAACGACAGTAGGTAGTGGTTCAGTAGGAACTTCTCAACTTGTTGATACTGCTGTTACTAACGCAAAGATTACAGACGGAACAATCGCTAATGCTAAACTTGCTAACAGTTCAATTACACTAAATGGTAGTGCAGTATCACTGGGTGGTAGTGCTACGATTGGTGGTGGTAAGATTGGTCAAGTAATTCAAACTGTTAAGACAGATGTATTTTCAACTACCTCAAGTTCTTTGGTTGATGTTACAGGATTAACTGCAGCTATAACTCCAACTGCTACTGATAGTAAAGTTTTAGTAACTCTAAACCTTAATATTGGACCAACTGATAATACAGCGGTAGCATTGTTTAGAGACTCAACACAAATTGCTTTAGGTGATGCCGCTGGTAGTAGGTCAAGAAGTTTTGCTTCATCTGCATATATAAATACTACTGTGCAAATGCCTTCGAATACAACTTTCTTAGATTCACCCAATACTACTTCAGCTACAACTTACAAGATACAAGGAGGTGCTGTTGGTGGTGGAACTATGCACTTTGGTAAAGGTGGTAATGATGCTGATAACTCACAACACGCAAGAACAATTAATGTAATTACACTAATGGAGGTATTAGCATAATGGCACTTATTAAATTAAACAATCAGTCTATCTCTGCTGTTACTGCTTTACCAGCTTCTATTGGTACAGGAATTACAATGACAGACCAATGGAGATTAACTACTGACTTTACAGGAGATGCCTCACCTATAGCATCTAATTTAGAACAAGTTGATAATTCTGGTCAAGGTACTCTTGGGAGTGCTATGACACAGAGTTCAGGTATTTTTACTTTTCCTTCAACTGGAATATATCTTGTTCAATTTAATTGCATGGTTTACGGAAGTGTTAATGCTGATACAGATATTCGTTTTAGTATTTATTTAACAACAAACAATAGTAGTTATACTCAAATAGCTAGAGGTTTTGAAGAAGTTGCTCATGGAGCTAATACAACAGGAATGGTAAACTCCTTAATAGATGTTACAGATACAGCACAAGTTAAAGTAAGATTTGATGTAGCAAGTAATATTAACTTAGTTAGAGGTAGCTCGTCACAAAATCAAACAAGTATGACTTTTATTAGATTGGGAAGTACATAAAATTCAAGAAAGGAAAAACAATGACAGATATAATAAGTGCAATCAAAGCTCTTGATGCAAACGCTCAAGTAGTAGTCAATGGTGAACCCAGCAATCAAGCTGAATATCAAAGCCAAGTAAAATTTATAAGTGGTGCTGATGCAAATGGCAGTGCTATTTACAAAGACACACAGGATTTTACATGGAGTGAAGTATCAACTAAGAAAGCTGAGTTACAAACTGACTATGACAACAAGCAGTATCAAAGAGATAGAGCAGATGCTTATCCGTCAATCCAAGACCAGTTAGATATGCAGTATCACGATACTGTAGATGGAACTACTACTTGGAAAGATGCGATTGCTACAGTCAAATCAGATATACCTAAACCATAATGTGTGAATGTTGTGAAGGTTATGAATGTATTTGTAAGTAATGCCTAGTCTATCTGATAAAACAGAAATAGGTTTACCTCTTAAAAACTTATTAAGTTTATTAGGTGTAACTGCTACAGCAGTCTGGGCATACTTTGGTATTATTGAAAGATTAAACAATATAGAAACTAGAGCTACTCTATTTGAAGCTGATCTTGTAAAGAACGCAGATCAAACTCCTATAGATCAGGAACAGTTTATGCTACTAGAATTTGTATCAGAACAAGTAGAAGGTATGTCAGAAGATTTAGAAAACATGGCACATAACAAAGTAAACATTATGAGATTACAAGCTGATATGGAAAAAGCATTAGAAAATATAGAAGAACTAAAAGATAAAGTAAGAGCAAACGGATATGATCAGTAAAGTAATTATAGCATTATTATTATTTTCTGGTGGTACTATGATTGAACATACTGTTACTGACGGTGTTAAAGATTGTCTTGAAAAGAAAAGAATGATTGAAAGAAATATGAAATCAGAAACAGCTAAAGTATCATGTGTTAAAGTAGAAGCACAAATAGAAACTATAGAAGGCATTGAATTTATAAGATCAATAGGTAAAATAAACTAATGAGTACTTTAACGAAACTAGCTAAAATAGAACAAAAGCTAGATTCAATGCATAATGATTTGACTAAAAATAAACAAGACATAGAAGAACTAAAAAGAAAAATGAATATGGGTGCTGGTGGTATAAAAGCATTAGCTATATTTGGTGGTATAATAATAGCAATTACAATGTTTATTACTAAAATGCTTGGTATTAAATGAAAGTATTTCTTATTATGTTTTTCTGTATTCAAAATCCAGAGATACCATTAAAAGATACTTGTTTAAAAGAAGTAAGATCAAATCAATTTGATACTGTAGAAAAATGTTTAGAAGAAATTAAGACTATTAGAATAAGCGTTAGTCATATACCTGATGTTTATACTACAGGATTTTGTACAAGTAAGACTATACAAAGTATATAATTTTATTTAATCTAAATTCGTGTCTAAACGAATATTAGTTATAAGTGATTGTCATTTCCCTTATCATCATGAATCACTATTTCCTTTTTTAAATAAATTAAATAAACAATACAAACCAGATACTGTCGTTCATATTGGAGACGAAATGGATTGGCATTCTATTAATGTAAGTCATGTTATAAATCCAGACTTACCATCTCCAGCTGATGAGTTACTTGGTGGACGTTCCTTATGTAAACAATTAGAAAAGATATTTCCTAAGATGACATTACTAGAATCTAATCATGGATCTATGGTGCTTAGACGTGCTATGGCAAAGGGTATGTCAAAATTCTTTATCAAAGATTACAATGAAATACTAGAAGTGGGTAAAGGATGGGTGTGGAAAGAGAAACATATTATTGAAACTGATAAAGGAAGGATTTGTTTTGCTCATCAATTCTGTAAAGATATTGCAAAAGCTGTTAGAGAAACATCTCAAAGCTGTGTACAAGGGCATTTTCATACTACGTCAGAAATTAAATATGTAGCTAATGATTATAATTTAAACTGGGGTATGTCTGTTGGTTGTCTTGTGGATAAAAAATCACTAGCTATGGCATATATGAAAGTGAATTTATCAAAGCCAGTATTGTCTTGTGGAGTTATCACAGAAGGTATACCTTACATTGTTCCTATGGTTCTAAAGAAAAGTGGATCATGGGATGGAAATATTTACTTATAAGGAGTGAACATGGATATGATTAAAGATATGTGGATGAAATGGAAACCAGTATTAAGTCATTATAAAATATGGATGATAATTTCTGGTATACTGTTTGCCATGTTATTGTTTAGCTAATGCTAAATTTATTAGGAGCTATTGGGCCTATTGCTAAAATAGCGTTAGGTGTTGTTGATAAGTCAGTACAAGATAAAGACTTAGCAGAAAAACTTAAATCTCAAATTACATCTCAGATGTTAGATAACAATAGCAAAGAATTACAAAGTGCAGCATCAATCATACAAGCTGAAGCTGGTAGTAAGCATTGGCTTACTGCAACGTGGCGACCAGCATTAATGTGGATATGTATTATAGTAATTTTTAATAATTATATACTAATGCCTTTTGCTAACATAATATTTGGTACGACAGTAGAACTGTCTATTCCTGATCCTATGTGGAATTTACTAACAATCGGTGTTGGTGGGTATATAGCTGGTAGAAGTGGTGAAAAGATCGCTGAGAACTGGAAAAAATAGCATTTTAAGAGCCATACAGGGGGTACTTTTATGATCCCCTGTATGGTTAAGTATTAATCTAGAAAGGAATATCTGCTGCATCATCATCTGTTGATTTTGATACTTTAGCATCTTCTGTTTTGCCAGAACCTTCTGGTCTGCCTATCATTTTAAGCATTCCCTTATATTTGGCAATAACAATCTCTGTAGTGTACTTAGTTACACCATCTTGTTCATACTTTCTGGTTTCGATTTGACCTTCTAGGTAAATTGTCTGACCTTTTTTACAGTATTTTTCTACTGTGTCGGCAATCATAGGATCAAATACAACGACATTGTGCCATTGTGTTTTTTCTTGTAGTTCACCATCTTTATTTTTGAACCTTTCATTAGTAGCTAGATTCAATCTGGCAAACTTAGAATCGGTTGTAGTTATTTTGATCTCTGGATCAGCACCCAGATTACCAAGTAGTGTTGCTTTGTTTATCGTCATGTAGATTTCTCCTTATCTTAAATCGTCGTGTCGCTCTCTGACACATTCATCAATCACACTATCTAAATATGATCTACCAAAGAATGTTAGATACATTAGTTTTTTGTACCAAGGGATTCCTTTATAAACATTATGACATACTTCATAATGATCGTCACCATCATAGTTTCGTACCAATGAATTACAAATATCATGGTAACACATATCAGGCATTGTTTTCATTTCTTTCCTTTCTATTATTACAAACTATACATTTATATTTTGATCTTTTTTTTATCATCATAGATTTTGTATATCTTCGGCTACAAATATTACACGATTTAATAATAAAACTTTCTTGAGTTAGTTTAGTAACATGGTTCATTAATTGTAAAAGGGGATGATGCAAAGACTACTGTATGGACACATTGACAACACCATCCCCACATTTGCGAAGAACTGTCAAGGCCCAACTGGTTTAGGATATCTTTTTTACTTTATCAGTACCGATACCTAAATCTTTTTTAACTTGTTCTACATACTTACTGCTTTCAAACAAGCCCATGAATACATCAGCTGACATGCCAAGATGGCTAAATGCTTTTGTTAATGCATCTGTCATTACTTTTTTACCAGCTTCATCATCAAACTTACCTTTAGTATTAAACAGAGGTAACATAGAACACACAGGGCCATAAGAATGTTTTTTATCATGCGTCCATATCTTAACTTCTGCAGCTATATATGTATCAGTGTAATGATAATTTACATTATATCCCCATCCATGACCTACTGGGCCAAAGATTTCTGTCATTTTACCAATTTGATACATGGGATCAATACTGGTAAATCCTCTACCGAAAGTAACATCTTTCGTAAATCTAGGATCAGTAACTTTTATTAGATCCCATATTTCTTTGTTAGTCTTATATGCTTCACTCATTTAAATATTAACTCCTTTTGTTTAGTTATTTTATCCTTGTGAATCCAAGCTATAACATTTCTATTATTCTTGTTCTTTCTTCGTTCACCAGAATCTTGTAATATACCTTGCTCTGTAAGTTCTGTTATTCTTGCTCTTACACTTATAAGGTTATGATTTAATTGATCGGCTACTTCATCAGACGTATATGTCTTATATTCACCAAACTTAAATAAATCTTCAATAGCAAATTTTTGTCTTGGATATTGCATATTGATCTTGTCGGCTGCTTCTTTACTGGTAGTTTTATTAGTATAACCAGCACTGTTTGGATAAGTCATGCTATTTCCTCTACTAAGTATTGTGTCTTTCTTTTCTTTTGATAATCCTCATACCAATCATGATGAGGTATTGTTTTATCTTGAATACATAAATACAAATACTTTTCTGCTAGTACTAGATCATTAATATATTTGTCATCTTTATCTACTTTGAATATATGATGATTCATATTACCACAAAATATTGATAAGTATGTTTTATCAAAATCTAATACGTTCATGTAATGTTGTAATTGACCATAGTATTTCTGTACTTGATCTGCTACTGGTTTAAAAGGATTAGTGTGTTTAGCTTCAAAAATAGCTTCTTCACCATCTCTATCTCCTTTTTCATTTGAATGAATTAAGCCATCTACTCTAGCGTGTGCATATGGTTTATCTGGATCTTTCCATATATCATCAGTAGTAGTTACTGGTAATCCTGTAATATGAGTAAACCATCTTCGGTTTAATTCTTCTGTGGCTATGCCCATTTGAACAGGTAAAACATGAGATAAATTAGCAGTTACTTTATTGATTTTATCATCAACAATTTTACGCCATTCAGCATAAGTACCAAGTACTATATTGTTAGCATCACTGCCACCAATAGTTTCTAAGACCTGAAATTCTTTTGTCTTTGTTTTGTTTTGTAGTCCTTCCATTTGTCTATTTCCTCTCTATATTTATTGTATAATAATTCTGCTTCGTAATATACAATCTTATTTTCGGCTACTTTTTTTGAATTATATAAGTAGTCAAACCATTTAGCTTTGTTATAATTTAAATATCGATAGCCTAATTTAGTAACAAACTCTTTCTTTTTTTGCTTACGCTCCATTGGAGAAAGTTTGCTTTCTTCTATTTGATTAGCTAGTTTTTGTAGAAGTTCATTTACGCTTTGCATCTTGATCCTTCCAATATGATAAAACAGCTAAATTTACATCTTCATGTAAAACTCTTAGATTACCTATGTCTATTTCGGTAGGAGAACCAATACTTTTATTGATATTATAAATCTCATCTTTTGTTAGTGAGATATATAATTTATTATTTAGATATACTATCCTCATGTTTCCTCAATTCTAATATAATATCACAATCTAATGCATCAGCCCAGCAACAAAATAAATAACCACTCGGTTTTCTAATACCGACTTCCCATTTTGATACTAAACCTTTAGCTACTCCTAGAATATCATCTAGGTTAGCTTGTGTTATACCTTTTCTATTTCTAGCTTCTACGAATTGAGGAATAATTTTAGTAAAAAATCTTTTGCCTAAAGCATATTCCATATTCAAGAAGTAATGTTTTTTTATACGAAAGGCAAGGATGATATCTCATTACGGCTACTACCTTGCCTTAGGTATAATAGAAAAGAACTTTGCTCATACTCCACTTGTAACAAAGATTAAGTGATATCCCTTCTGTTATTCTTAATGATTAAGGGCATTAAGCAGTGTGGATAGGGCGACACATACTTTTCTATATATTTAGTAGGTATAGGAGGCAACCCACTATTATTCTATAACGAAATAGCTATTTTACACAGTACTCGCATAACGCTATAGAAACTCAATTCACTAAAGGCGTGGGATTATTTTATCACCCACAAGCTTTCGACTACAGATAGAATGTTGCTCTATGTCTACTCACAACCACCCTTGAGTACCTCAGACATTTGTCCATACTTCATCTTAGGTGTACCTTACGCCTCTGTTGAAACGTTATTCGGTCAGCCTGAAAGGGAGGGCTACTCCCTAACGTGAAACTTTGAGGATGTGCAGAACGTCAATGTTATATCTGCTTTAGTAGAGATCAGGCTACTTATAACAACATCCTCTCGCTTAGCGAAACTTATAGGTAGTTTTAGGAAAAACAGATACTCTCATGTTTATACATCCCTCGGCACTACCTCAGCCTAAAGAATTACCAACGGGCAATCCTAAACTTATTAATTTAATACTTTCATACCAGCAACTTTGCGTTGTCTATCATATACTGTATTGATAGATGCACTTGGGTAATGTGTTGCCCAGTGTGTCCATGCTTGATATGCACTAAATAAATTCTTACCATATCTTTTAGAGTATGAATCATATTCATCAATTATATATTTCTTACATTGTTGATTGACATGACTTTTATCTTTATGTGTTGGTTGAAAACATAATTTATCTGTATGTGATTCCATTTCATATGAAGTCATATCTATTTCACACATGTTATTTAGTTTACTAGATACTTGATGCAAGTTACATAATTGTTTTCCATTTGTTTCTAATACAAGTTCTTTCTTACTACTATGTCTTTTAGAGATATGTATATCCCATAAATTATGACCTAAGCCATTGGTACATATTTCATAAACATAACTAATAATTAAAATAAACGATCTAGTACCATTCAAACTATTAAACATAGATGCTTTTAACAAAACACGACTATCTCTAAATGGTTGTTGATAGTGCGGTAATGTAAAGTCATATCGTATAATAGTACCATCTGGTGCTGATCTCGGTTGTATAATCATACCTGTAGTATCGAAGTGTTTATCCAAATAAGTCACTGTTTTTACTACACATTCTTCATTTGTAAGTACTTGATATGATTGTTTTTGTATAGATAATAACTGATCTGTATTACCATTTCTTAACTGTTTATAACCTTTGATGAGTTCACCTTGTTGATTATAAATAGGCATTTCATTAACTGGAAAAAATAAATGTGCATTGTTATCCAGTTCGGTTTGTAGTAGTGTATTCATATATATTAGTCCTTTCCTCTAATAGAGCTAGATGGTAGTTAGTGGGTTATCATCTAGCTCACAAATTGCTTGATCCAATGCGATTTGTAATTCTGATTGGATTTCGTCAATATTATATATTGCTCTGTGAATTTTTTCACCACGAACAATTCTACAATCTTGTACATTTTTCAATATCGTTATTGCATTTTCGATTGCAACAAGACTAGTTTTGTAATCATTGATATTGTTTTGTATTATCTCAAGTTCTTCTTGATACATCGCTTTTACTTTTCCCATATTTACCTTTCTCTGTTTCTAGTAATTGCATATCTAATAAAGCAATACGTTCTTCATGTGTTAATAAATCATTATCTCTAAAAGATTTTATTAACTTAAGATTAGACATATACAATTTATGAACTCTTACATGTAAGTCTTTAATCATGTCTAATAACATTTGAGTATTTTTTAAGTCCATGCTGTATTACCTTCCTCTTTTATTTCTTGTTCGA